TCTAACAGTTCATCAGTAAGTGCATCAAAGCCCTGTATATGGCTTAGAAATACACCCATAGTATCTGGTGTTATTGCTGCTATGATAGCCTGAGTATTCATACCCAAAGTATTCATATCAACATCTACAAATACTGGTTTGAATCCTGCCTGTATGATAGAGTATACATCAGAACTCCATGTCAATGTAGGCACAATAATTTCACCATACCCAGGATTCAATAGCTTGAGTATAGACATTGACAACAGATTGGCTGATGCACCAGAATTTACAAATACAGAATATTTCACACCCAACCAATCAGACCATGCTTGTTCAAACTCTCGACACTTTGGTCCATTGGTCAAAATAGGATCATCTTGTTTCAAATGTTTAATCATCGCATTTAAATCTTTGCGACGGATATTATTTCTCATCAAAGGATATTTCATAATGTTCTCACTATTTGGCTACCATGAGTATCAAACTTAAATGGTACCCACACTTTAATTGAATGCATTTTTTCTTTGAACTCTTTTTGTTTCTCTGGTGGTACAATAAAGAAAAAGAAACCTCCTCCACCAGCACCCATAAGTTTACCACCAAATGCACCTGCTTTGATGGCTTCTTTATAGATATCATCAATCCACAAATCACTTATACCATCATAGAGTTGGCGTTTGATATTCCAACCTTCTTGTAGGTGTTTACCTATGTTTGACATATCATCATGTTTCCAAAGAGAACGAATCGCTTCATCTGTCAATTGCATCATCTCTTTTAGATAATGATAGTTATCACCACGCTTAATGTTTTCTACTTGTTTCTTTGATAGTTCTTCTGCATATCTACTTACACCAGAGAAACCTAACATGATATGGGATTCTAACACATTTTGGTAATCTAGGTCAAGATTTAAACTTCCACAATTCCATTCATTGCCTGGTCCCATATTGATAAGTTGAATTCCTCCATATGAAGCCATGATCTGATCTTGTATACCAACATTCTCACCGATAAATTTTTGTTCAACGGTGATTGCGGTAGTTGCAAGCTTTTTGGCATCAGGTTTATGCCCCTTCATTTCATATAGGGCATGAAGAAGACCTACGGTGAAGGAAGAACTTGAACCAATACCTGACCTTGCAGGCAAATCTCCATCATGGCTGATAGATATGCCATCTTCCATGTTCATATATTGTAGGCAAGCCCTTGCTGATGGATGATTGATTTCAGCAATGCTCTGTGTGCTTTCTATGCGTGAATATACAATACGATTCTTGTATTCAAAGAATGGTTGCAGTTCTCGTAATGTAATCCAACAATACTTTGCCATAGCAGCAGAAACGATTGTGCTAGGGTTCGTTTCAAACCAAGCGGGATAATCTGTACCACCGCCAAATAAAGATAGTCTATAGGGTGTTTTAGATATAATCATTTTTCTATGTAATAATCTCCATATTCAACCAATATCGTTGAGCGATTATCATCCCTCAATAATGCTCTCTCATATGCAGGAAAGATTTGGTCTGGTTCATCAAGTCTTATAATCTCTACCGTCTTACACATTGATTTAAATGCATCGGTATAATCACCAATATGTTGGTGTTGTGGGTGTAATGGTCTTTCAGAACCAATACTTGTTCGTATGATTACATTAGCTCTATAGTGAGACATTAGTGGCAACTTGTCTACATGATTCACTAGCTGATTGACAGCACAGAGTAGAAAGTTCCATCGTGGGTAAATAGAAACAGGAATGACACCATTCAAAGCCATACCTAAAGACATACCCATTTGCATTTCTTCTGCAACAGGAAGTTCTAGTAGTTTCTCTTTTGGAATATCTTTCAAAGTGTTTGACATTCCAGTTCCCGGATATGCAACTGCTTGACCCATAAACAGAACACGATTGTCTGTTGCTAGGTATTCCATTGATCGTTTTAGTTCATCGAAGTATTTCAAAATTGTACCCTCACTCCAGCACCCGCATGAGGGTACTTAGTTTCATATTCATAGTAGTGTAGATGTTTAGAAAACATATTCTTCCAAACTCCATATTTGAAATATGGTTGTTCATACTTCCATACTTCTTTTGTATCCGTACAAACTGATTTGCCATTATTTTCAATGATGAATTTTATAGGCAAATTATGATTGACTGCATACTTAACGCATTCATGTGCCATACCAGATTCGGAGGTCATATCGCCAATGAAACAATATACTTGTGCATCATCTTTTATTGACATGGCAGTACCAAGTGCAATAGGCAAATTGCCTCCTACGATTGCAGAAGAATAGATTCTATATTGAGGAAAGCATAGTGAGATAGAACGACCTTCAATGATCTCATGTAAGACATATTCTTTTGGTACACCTTTAAGTAGGCATTGATAGTGTGAACGCCACGAACAAAACACCCAATCTTTATCTCTTATTTCAGAAAAAATTTTAATCATCTGATCTTCATTGCCGCTGTATAGATGGACAGGTGCTCTTATCTTTCCTTGATTAAACAAAGATGCAATTTGTTCCTCAAATTCTATAAGCTTTTCTTTAGTCATTGAGTATCTTTCATATTGTATAAGTTCTTCTCTATTCACCGAGTATCTTTCTTTTCAGTTTGATTTGTGCCATTTCTTCTACATTCTTGCGTGATTGTTCACCAAACTTCTTTTCAACCAAATTTAAAAATGGTTGATGAGTAAAGTATTTCTGCCATGCATCATCACGAAACTTCAACACTTCTGCACCAGACAAATACTTTGTTCGCATTGGCTTACAATCATAAGAAAGGAATGCATATTCTTCAAATGACTGTGGTAATTCCCAGTTATTATTTTTTGCAATCATATACAACGGACTACCAGGCAGTGCCATTGCTGCATAGAAATTACCATGTTCACAATTCAAATCAAGTGCCAAGTCTAATGTCTCTTGCATTGTGTCATAGTTATCATCAGGGAAACCAAACATATAGTTACCAAGAACATTGATATCGGCATCTTTAATCTGTTTGACTACCTCACGAATGTTGACCTGTTTGAATCTACCTTTATCAATCTCAAGTCTAACATTTTGGTTACCTGATTCAATACCAAGGGCTAACCAATTAACACCTGCTTTCTTAAACAACTCCAATTGGTCTTCTCGTACAGAATCGACACGCGCATATGCCCAAAAGTTAAATTTCATACCACGATCAACCAATCCTTGGAGAATTGGTACATAATACTTCTTGTTCAAAAAGAACATTTCATCAGTCAATCTAACTGTACGAACACCATTTTCATATAGGTGTTCAAATTCTTTCAGCATCAATTCTGGCGACCAAAATCTCATGCCGCGTGAATCTTGCGAAGTTACATTTTTTTCATGTGAAGTTCTATTGACAATATTAATCATACAAAAGTTGCAACCAAATTGGCAGCCCAAAGAAGTATAAACTGCCGCAAATGGTGTACGACCTTCATGTAGGAAATTTGTATGCCAAAAGTGTGAACGATACTTGTCAAGAAGATATATGTCTTTAGGTAATAAATCCCATGCATATCCAGGCATGACAGTATCCATTTGCATATTTGGAACTATACAACCGCCTGCCGTTGGTCTTGGCAAACCATATTTTTTATACCACATTCCACGAACAGCATCCAAATTATCTTTTAGATTGGTTTCCAATAAGTCTAATAGACCATAAACGCCTTCATTGATGAATGCGAAATCAACATAATTATATTGTATCACTTCATGTGGTAATGCTGATGCATGAGAACCAATGAATGCAATCTTTATATTTGGGTGTGATAGTTTTAATTGTGTTGCGAGAGAACTGGCACCAATCATCATAGTGGTACCAGAATTTGGATTTTGTCCATAAAGGACAAACACAACTAAGTTAGGTTTAGTATCAGCAATTTTTTCTGCCGCATCTGCATCTGGTAAAGGACAAGCATCAAAATCCAAAATACAAGGTTCATGTCCTTTTACACGAACAGCATTTGCTAACAATGCTGCCCATGTAGGCATTTCAACTGCTGAATGAATTCTTGATAATTCTTGATAAGCTTTAGCTGCACTACTTGGTACAACAAAACACACATTAGCCATAATAACTCCATTATTAATGAAGGATTCTTTTTGTTCCTTCCTGAATTTCTTCTACTTCCTCATCCAATTCTTCATCTTCATCTTCTTCGTAACTATTTAGTGCGTCTTCAAATTGATTGAGAACATTGTCATAATGCTCAATCAAATCTTCTCTTGGTTCAAACACACTTAGTATATCTGACATATAAAGTATAGCTTCGTTATCTTTGATTATCTCAACTGGTAACCATGGCATCATCATCATTACTGACCTACCATTGGGCAATCGTTTAAGTATAACGTGCATTGGCTTATCTAAAAGTACCGTATCGTTTTCTTCATCTTCCATATAATTGGCAATGATATCTTCACCAGATTGGAGACGAACTATTTTTATGTTATTCATGTTTTCAACTCTATCGGGTAAATTTTGTATTCAAATTTTTCATCATCATAGATTTTCAATCTCTCTATGAAATGCTTTAGTGTGTAGTTTGTAAACTTACCTACACGGAAATCATCTGCTATATCAAACAAAGTAGCAGCAGTTTTGTTATCACCTACACGCAGACCTCTACCTATTGACTGCAAATTCCTAATCCTAGACTTCGAAGGAGAGGCAAAGAGTACGTTATGTAAGTTTCGAATGTTAATGCCAGTAGAAAAAGTACCATAAGAAGCAACAATAATGGCATCAGATTCTTTTTCAGTAATAGAACGAATTGATTCCCTGACCTCAACATCGGTGCCACCATATACGAAAAATATACGGCGTTTGCCAGCAGATTCTTTAATAGTCTCATACAAATCTTTTCCATGTTTCTCTACAAATTGGAACAATATTAGAGAATTGCCTTTTAATGATAGGGCAAGATTCTTTATGAACTGGTTTCTAGCATCGTTTCTAACGATGTATTCCATTTCATCATTGTAGTTCCAACCCTTTGCTACTTTACAGATTGAATCTGGATACTTCAACACTAGGCATTTAATTTTGAAATCAGCAAGATGCCCTTTATCAATTAACTCTGATGTTGTGGTTGCCTTATAGACTGGACCAAATAGTCCTTCTAGTACCAATCTATGAGTCTGTGTACCATCAAGTGTACCTGTAGTGCCTATTCTATATTTAGAGTTGACACAACCAGACAATATTGTAGTTAGAGATTTGGCTTTAAATTGGTGTGCTTCATCACCAAGAACAAAATCAAATTGGTCAAAGTATTCTGGACCATTCTTGTAAATGGATTGCCAAGTGGTAATTGTAAGAAACATATTGGTGTGCTTTTCTTTACCAGCATACTGCCTATGGCAATACTTGGATGATTCATAACCATAGTCTTCAAAGTCTTTATACATCTGTTCAACCAATGAAGTGGTTGGAACAATTAAAAGACCACGCTTATGTTCTTGTTGTAGATATCTGATGATGAGATATAGTATCAGAGATTTACCTGATGCTGTTGGTGATAGTAACAATACACGCTTATTACGCACAGCATGGAGAAAAGATTTGAGTTGATACTCTCTTACTTCAAATGGTAAGTTGAGGGTCTGAATAAATTCCATCGCTTCAACACCAGAGAAGCTTTGTGTAACAAGTAAATCGGAATCTATTGAAAGTTTGTAGTCTCGCTCATCACAAAACTTTTGGATATACGGTATCAATCCACGATAGATGGTGAATGATCTTAGGTCAGCAAGGCGTATTTTGCCATCCCACATCCTAGATTTGTATGCGGGAGTAAACTGATAACCTGGTACATAGAAAGTAAAGTAGTCACTCATCTCCTGAGCAACACCTTTGTCGCATTCAAAGGTAATGAATGCTTCATTCTTTCTATGTAATGTTAAGTTATACACCTTGAATAAATCTTTCCCATGATATATAATCACGCAGTTGGAATGTACGAGAGTTTAGTTCTTTCATTATACTCTGGCACAATTCTACAATCTCATCATTAACAGTTTTCATTGCGATATACTTGTTGATATCTTCATCGCTCTCCAAGTATGTAGTTATCTCGGATTTAAGCACATAAGGAAATGGCTCCCAACCGTATTGACCCAGTTGTTCATCATCAAGTTTACCAGTATAGTATTCCCATTTCAATCGTTTCATTTTGTTATACTTGAACTCAGCCTCTTTGGAAAGTAGGCGATGTTTTGAAAGTATGGTGAGATACTTACTGTGCAATTTGGGTATATCAAGTAATGCTTTGCCTGGTTCCGTGCGGTCAATATCACAATCTTTGCGCCACATCTCCAGCAATTCTTCAATTTTGGTCATAGTGTAAAACCTCCTAGTAGGAGTATATCAAATCACAAACAGGTTGTCAATCAAAAATTAAAATGTACCCAAAT